CAAACGCAATTAATACAGATAGCACTATTAGCTTAAGTGTAGCTATGTTAATAAAAGTAGGTTTCTTAATTATGGTGGTTACTGGCTCTTGGTATCAAGCTCAAATGCAATTTGCAGAGCATCAAAGAAAAATTGAAGATTTACAAAATAAAGTTACTGTGTTAAGTGCGAGTGTTGAAGGAATGGAATCGCAGCATATACAGAAACTTGAAGAAGAAAACAAAACCCTAATGGAAAAATTAGGATTAAAAAGAAGATAAGGAAATATGATGGCTAATAAAGAAAATAAAAAAGAAAATGCCCCAATGTTAAACCTTGACGGAAAAGAATATGATATTGACTCTATGACTGATGA